GGCTCTCGGTCACGTCGGTGCCAGGGGCGAAGGCCTGGCCGGTCTTGGGGTCCCGCAGATGGCGGGCGACGATGAAGCGGGCGTTCATCGGGTCGGCGGTGAGCAGACGGGCGTTCCGGCGCCGCTGTCCTTTGGTGGTGGCCATCAAGTCCTCCTGTCGGGCCAGCATACAGGTCGAGTTGTCCGAGAGCCAAAAGCAAAGGCCGCCCGAAGGCGGCCGATGCTCTGGACTTACGACCCGAGGGCTTGTGGGCGCCTCGGGCTGCCCCCTGGATCAGGGGGTCAGGACGTCGTTGAAGTAGACGCCCAGCTCGCTGGCCACCAGCTTCATGTCCCAGGACATGCGGCCCTTGATCTGGTCGGCGTCCTTGTCGTCGTGACGGACGGTGCCCATCTCGATGCCCATGCCGCCCAGGCCGGTCCAGGCGAAGCTGTAGCCGGCGGTCGGCACGTTGATGCCGGGGCTGGGGGCGCAGTAGAGCAGCACCGCGACGTCATCGGGGAAGATGAACTCGTCGATGGTGTCGCTGTCGGTGGGCTCGTTGGTCTCGTCGTTCGAGGCGAAGACGCTCTCGGCGACGAGCACCTGGCCGATGCCGAGCACGGCGGCGAGCAGGTCCTCGTTGAGGATCGCCGCCATCACGTTCTCGTACCGCTCCAGGAACTGCGGGCTGTCGGTCAGCGTGTCGAACACGTTGGGCCCGCAGACGAGCTTCATGTTCTGGCGGCTGATGCCGCGGCGCTGGAGCGACCGGACCTCGGCCTTGATGTTCTGCACCGGGATGCCGGTCGGGGCGTCCCACTTGATGGCCGGGGTGATGTCGCCGCCGGTGGTGGAGCCGGTCCAGGTGGCCGGCTGCACGTAGGCTTCGACGAACGCGCGGTCCATGCGGATGCGGTGGACGTTCATCACGGTCGCGACCGCCGCCTCGTCGAGGTCGAGCGCGCTGTCGGCGTTCTCCCGCTCCTCGTCGGCGATCATCTCCGAGTACTTGTAGACGTCGCAGTTGTAGTTGTCCTGCGACAGGCGCTTGCGCCCGATGGGGTAGCTGTCGCCGGGCGCCGTGATCTGCGCCTTGTCGCGGTTCATGTCGCCGCGCTTCCACACGTGGTAGCGGTTCGACTTGTTGTTGACCGGCACCGACGGGAACACCTGCGAAGCGAAGAAGTTCGAGGGGTCCTGCAGGTACGCGATCGCGATGTTCGTGAGCGCCTGGTCGACGTGGACGTCACGCACGGTCGGGTTGGTGGGCATCTGGGGTCTCCTGTGTCGGGCCTACCGCCCGCGGGTGTCCTTGCCGTCAGGCTGAGGGGAAAAAGAGATCAGGGGACGAGGTGATCGAGCAGGCGGATGGCCACGAGCGCGCCCGTGGTGGCCTGAGCCTCCAGCGCCTCGCCGCGCGCCCAGTCGCCCGAGGCGGCCGGCTCGGCACGCCCGTCGGCCGCCGTGGTCACGAGGGCGCCGTCGGTGATCGGCGTGGTGCCCACCTCGACGACGAAGATGCCGTTGAGGCCGACGAGGCCCGACTCGCCCGCGGGCGGATCGTCGGCCAGCACGCCGCGCGAGCGCTCGCCCTGGGCGTTACAGGCGACGATGCCGCCGGCCGCGCCCGCCTTGACGAAGCGGTACTGGGAGCCGCTGAGATCGGCCTCAGCGGTGAACGAATCGGTCAGGGTGAGCTTCTCGCCGCGAGCGGTCATGGCTGTCTCCTGCTTTCAGATGCGGCGGTCGGCCGCTCAAGGTGGGGTTCGTGGTGAGGGACCGGCTCAGGCCGAGGCCTGCTCCGCGCGCATCTGGTCGTAGAGGCCGCGCTCCGAGTGGAGGACCTTGACATAGGCCTGCTCGTAGGTGAGCGGGCGCTCGCCGCGGCCGAGCGACTTGTTGGTCTCGGCCATCAGCTCGCGGGCGCGGGTCTCGATCGACTTGGAGGTCTCGGTCTCGACCACGTTGGAGCCGAGGTTCGACTCCAGGTACTCGCGACCCTTCTGGGCCTGGGCGGCGAGCGCGCGGACGACCTTCATGGTCTCCTCCAGCGTGCCGGCCTCGCGGGCGTTGCCGATCATCTTGGCGACGTCCTTGACGTCGGCGCCGGCGACGCCCAGCTCGCGCGCCTTCTCGATGTCCTCGGCCTCCTGCGCGGCCTTCTCCAGCGAGTCCGCCTTGTCCTTCGCCTTGGCCGCGTCGGCCTGGGCGTCGGTGATCATCTTGGCGACCTCGGGGGGCAGCGACTTGAGGACGTCGTCCTCGGTCTTGACCTCGTCGGCGGCCTTGTTGGTCTCGTCGGCGGGCGCGAGCTTGGTGCGGAGCACCTCCAGCTCGTCGGCGGTGACGCTCTTCAGGAAGTTGTCGATCTTCTCGGTCATCTCGACCTCCGGGCTGGTTTCGGTGGGGAACTCGAAGTCTTTTTCGAGATCCGCGAGTGCATCCTCAAACGCGGCCAGCTTGTCGGCCGGCATTTCGCCCTCATTTGATACCGCCGCGCTCATCCGGTCAAGGATGGAGGTGAGTTTCAGGGCCGACTTCTCATCCCGCTTTCCGATCTCAGACATCAGGTTGTCGATCTCGGAGCCGAACTCGCTGACGGTTTTCGAGAGCATCGGGGCCATCTCCTGCGGTTCGGCCTCCATCATGATCTCGTTGATCGACTGCATCAGCGCCATCTGGACCTTGAAGAAGCCCTGGCGCATCTCGTCGGCCTGGAGGATCTCGCTGGTCGAGCGCTTGTGCGCCTCCTCGAAGCCGGCCTCAAAGGCGGCGTTGCCGAGGATCTCCTTGACCGAGCGCGGGCCCTTGCGGGTCAGGCCGACCGCGTCGCTGAAGCGCTCCCAGAGGCTCTTCTTGCGGCCCATGCCCTTGTCCTCGCCCTTCTTGGGCTTCTTGCCGTCGACGCCCATGTCGGCCTTGTCCTCCTCCTCGGGCTTCATCGTGTGGCCGGGCTTCTTCGTCGGCTCCTTGCCGTCGTGGTGGCCCGCCTTGTCGGCGTCCTCGTCGCGCTTGGTCATCACGATGTGCGCCTCGGGGTTGTCGCCCTGATCGACGGTGGAGAACTCGTTGAGCTTGAGGTTGGTCAGCTCGACTTCGGGCTTCTTGGGGATGGTGGTCATCTTCTACAGCTCCCGCCTCTGGGCGCGTCCGCCGAGGCTGAACATGCGGGTGCGCCCGCTTTTGACGTCCTTCCACGCTTGCTCGTCGTGGATCTTGAAACCGAGCCACAGGCCGTCTGGAAGCTGGCCCTCGGCGATGCCCATGGCGGCCCGCTTTTCCTTCGTCGACACGAACAGCTCGATCAGCGAGCCGCGGACGTCGCCGCGGTGCATCTGCTTCATGTCGCGAGCGTGCAGGCAGTAGTCGTAGGCGGCCTTCTCGATCTCCTTGATGGAGACGACCTCGCCGCTGTGGTCGACGACGAGCGAGCCGTCCTTGCGCCGGCACACGTAGCCCCAGCCGAAGACCATCTGCTGCTCTTCGTCGAGCTTGGTGATCTCGCCGTAGATCTCGACGTCGAACTTGGGCTCGCTCTTCTTGGCGTCCTCGCGGTTGAGGATGCCCTCGGCCCAGCGGCGGCCGGCGGACCCGCCCCAGAGGAGCCAGGCGATCTGGCCGTTCCCCTCGCTCGGCGGCGTGTCCTTGTTGCCCTCGTGGCGGTCGAAGAAGGCGCGCATCCGACGCAGCGTCGCCAGCGGGATGCCCTTGCCGTTGGCCAGGTCTCGCGCGCGAGCGACGCCGACGGCGGTGCCGCCGCGGCCGAAGCGCCGACGCAGCTCAAGGCCCCGCCGCGCGCTGTCGCGCACGGTCTTCGGCGGCTTGAAGGTCTGGGCCTTGGCGAAAACGTCGCGCAGCTCGGCGAAGCTCGCCCCGAGCGGGCGCCCGTCAGCCTTCTTGGTCTGCCGCCACTGGCCGCCCCGCGGGTTGGGCTCGTAGCCCGCGCGCCGCACGGCCGACCACGCGATGCGCAGCGCGCTCGCCTCGGAGCGCCCGCCGTCCATCGCCGCGTTGAACGCGTCACGCCACACCGACTGCGCGCCCGAGGGCAGCGAAGACCTCACGTTGGCAGGCAGGTCGGCGTTTCGAGAGAATGGCATGCAGGCACCGTATCAGGCGCCGGCTTGCAGGTCACCGTCGGGTTTTCGGGTGCGTGCTCAGACCAGCTTGATCGAGCAGCGACAGTTCGGGTGCGCCGGCGGCGCCTGCAGCACGGTGCCCTGCAGCGGGCTCCTGAACGGCTGGTTCAGCGGCACGTCGCCCTCGGCTGCGATCGCCTTGCAGACCTTGCAGGCGCTGCCCACAAGCACCCAGCGCTTCCGCTGGCCGACCGGAAGCTCGCCGTCCCGCCGCATCTGCTTGTAGGCCTCCAGCGTGCCGAAGTTGCGCGCCGCGTTGACCTCGGTCCGGGCGATCGCCTCCGCGCGCTGTCGGCGCATCCCGGCGGCCCGTCGGGCGAGCGTCACCGTGATCTGATCCTCCGGCAGCCCCCGCCGGCGCAGGAGGGCGCGCTGGCGATTGAGGGCGCCGACCTGCTTCGGGCTCAGCCCAATCTGGTCCCGCAGCGCCTCGGCGACCTCGGTCTCCGTCAGGCCGCCGGAGATCTGCTCGGCGATCATCAGCTGAGCCGCCTCGCGGGTGCTGCGGGCCAGCCGCCGGGCCATCGTGAGGGCGTTCTCTGCCGCCCAGCGCTGCGCCAGCGCCTCCACGTCGCGAGAGTCGACCTTCTCCGCTCGGGCGGTCGCATCCCGGACGGCTCCGCGGATCACGCGGGCGCTGAGGGGCACCCAGGCCTCGGTGATCTCGCTGGCGAAGTCGTCCCAGGGCGCGCGGGCGAGCTGGCCCATGACCGGGAACAGCGGGCTGACGCGCTTGGCCTCAACGAGCCCGGCGTAGAAGGCGCTCATCTTCGCCGAGGCCCGCATGAAGGCCGGCCGGAGGACGCGGACGCCGCGCTCCTCCTGTTCCTGCCCCTCGGCCCAGACGGGATCGGTCATTGCCTGCCAAAGAGCCGGTCAAAGCGCGCGTGCGCGCCCCGCCAGGCCTCCCACATCAGGATGGCGGTGCGCTCACCCACGTCAGCGTGAACCTCGCCCTTGGCGCCCCGCGAGGCGTGGCCGCGCTGGATCATCCAGAGCACGAAGGCCGCGTCCTCGGTCCAGCGCACGGCTAGCCATCCGTCGCGCCGGCGTCGTCTTCGACGTCATCGCCCGCCCGCTCGGTCTGCGGAGGAGGCGGCGGCGCGCGCTCGTCGACGGTGGAAGGCAGCTCCTCCATGTCGTCCTCTTCGCGCTCGGGCAGCTCGAACTTCTGGCGCACGAAGTCTTCGAGCTTCGTGTCGGGCGTGACCGCGCCAGCGGTGACCAAGCCGAGCAGCATCTCGGCGAACGCCTTGAGGTTCTCCTTCTCGATATCGCCGTGCGACCACGTCGCCCACGCCCGCGGGTCGAAGCCGTTGAGCGCCATCAGCTCCTCGACAGCGAAGCGGTTGAAGGTCTCCTCGAAGATGTCGAGCACGGCGCCGAGCGAGACGGCGAACACATCGGTCATGTCCGACGAGAGCGCGAAGCTGCCGGTGCTGTTCATCCCGAGGAAGAGGAACTGCGTCAGCATCCCGCGAGCGATGTCGGCCTTGCCGTCACGGATGGCCGCGCGGATGTCGAGCGACCGCCGGCCGCCGGTGCTGACCAGCTCAAAGCCGAAGCCCGTCGGCTTCTCCGTCGTCGGGTCGGTCTCGTGCGGATAGACGAGCGACGCCAGGCGGTTCATCCGCAGGTGCTTCAGCGACTCAAAGATGTCGTCACGAACGGCCGCCTTCTCGGGCGAGACGTTCTCGCCGAAGTGGTCGATCGGGATCGTCGCCTTCGGGAGGCCGACCAGCTCGCGCTCCATGCCGACGGCTTCGGTCTCCTCGTTCCGCTTGAGGAAGTAGTAGGGCCGGTAGAGGTTCCGGAGCATCGACCGGCCCTCGGGGTTGTTCTTGTTCAGCTCGGTCCGGAAGAGCACGCTCTTGTCGGCCGGGATGAAGACCCGTCGGTAGCTCGGCGCCGCCCGCTGGTACATCCCGAGGACGTTGCCCTCCTCGTCGAACTCCCACCCGTCGAGCGACTCCTGCGCGCGGATGGCGATCTTCCTGAAGCCGATGCGCCCGTCCTCGAACTTCGAGTTGCGCTTGGGATCGCGCGAGCGGCCCCGCCGCACCTTGTAGACCTTCTCGAACCACGACCAGCCGAACCACATCGTGCTCATCATCTCGGAGAGCATCTCGGTCCACGTGTGCGACATGTCCTTCATGACGCCGGCCAGGAACTCGACCGCCTCATCCGCCTGCGCGTTGAGAGGGTCGTCGTCCGGCAGGTCGGCCTTCTTGGCCATCCAGGGCGTCTGGCGGATGAAGGCGGAGCTGACGAGGATCGAGGCGCCGATGGTGGCGTCCGTGTCCCGCATCTCGCGGACCGCCTTGGCCCAGCGGCGGCCACCCCGGAGGGAGCGGTTCCACTCCTCCCAGACATCGTCGCCGTTGCGCACCAGGCCGGTCTGCCCGACCACAGAGAAACGCGAGACCATCCGCTCACCTCCGATTTAGAGCCTACCCGCCAAAGGTCAGACCTTGAAGGGGTTGTCCTTCAACTGATTGAACCGCGAGATGTTGGAGATTCGAGCTGGTCCTCTGCTGACAACTCGATGCGCCGAGATCCCGGCATCCACCCAATCATCCGGGTCTCCATCCTTGCCGGTGAAGTCCTGGTGCTGGGTGATGAACTCGGCGGCCCAAGGCGCGCCCTCCGGCAGGAAGACCCGCCCGTCGTTCCAGGCGGCCGCGTAGTCCTGCGCGTTGGCCCACTTGTCGCCGCGAGTCGCCTCCATCACGAGCGGGATGTTGTTCTCGTCGCGGATGCTCTCGCCGGCGTCCAGCTCGGTCCCGCCGTAGCGGAACAGCCACCGCGCGCCCGGGTGTCGATCGGCGACGGTCTCCAGCCGCAAGCCGAAGGCCTTCCGCTTCTCCTGCGCCTTGCCGGCGTCGACGACGTAGAAGACCGGCTCCTTCTTGCGGCGGTCGACGCGGATCATCACCACGTAGGCCGAGCTGTCGCTCTTGGTCTTCGCCGCGTAGGCGAGGTCGATCCCGATGCCCTTGGTGAAGACGAGGTCGGGCGGCAGCCTGTTGTAGAGGTGGACGCCCTCGAAGAGCGCCCCGCCGCGGATGGTCGGCCGCCCCATGTAAAGCGCCATCCACCCGTAGAGCGTCATCCGGCTCTTCTGCTTCTTGAGCCACTCCAGGTCCCACAGCTCGGGCGCGAGGGCGCGCTCGTCCTCGGTGCCCTCGTCGAGGATCGCCGGATGGTTGAAGGGCGTCCACACCTCGGGCTGATGGTCGAGGCAGCGGCCGATCAGATCGTCCTTGTGCCAGCGGGTCATGTTGACGAAGACCGAGCCGCCCTTCGCCATGCGCGTCCCGATCACATCGGTCAGCCAATCCCAAGCGCGGTCGCGATAGGTGATCGACTCGGCCTGGACGCGGTCCTTGATCGGGTCATCGACGAAGATGAAGTTGAAGCCGTCACCGGTCCAGGCGCCGCCAACGCCGGCCGAGTAGAACGAGCCGCCCTTCGTCGTCCGCCACTCGGTGCGGCCGGTCCACTTTGGGTCGAGCTGGTGGCCGTCGCGGATGGCGATCTGCTGCGCCCGGTAGCCCTTCTTGCGGCTCTGCAGGTCGTTGTAGCTGGCGTAGCCGATCCGAGCCTCGGGCATGCGGTGCAGCAGCTTGCTTGCCGCGTGGCAGAAGGTCTCGGTCTTGCCGTGCCGCGGAGGGATCGACCCGCAGATGCCGTGGTCGCCGGTCAGCGCCGTCTCCATCCAGGCGGCGTACTCCTCCAACCAGCTCGGCCGAAGCCACGTCGGGTTCGCGCGCGCCACGAAGTCGAGGATGCCCTCGCCGGCGGGATCGAAGTCGTCGCCCTGGCGCGCCTTCGCCCGCTTGTTCGCCTCCTCCTGGAGACGCAGCCGGAACCGCAGGTCGGCGCTCACTCTTCGGCTCCCGCGAGCAGGGCAGCCACGACGAGGTGATGCCCGACGGTCGCGTTGAAGCCGCCCTCTTCGACGAGGACGGTGCCGATCCGGAAGATGTCCTGCGCGGTCTCGACGTTGCGCACGCGCGCGAGACGCTTAGCCTGCGCGAGGATCTCCAGCGTGCCGTCCACTCCGTGAACCTTCATCAGAGCCTCGGCAGCGTCGGCGTAGGCCTTGAGAACGGGAGCCACGACACGATCACTCCGAGTCAGCCTTCCAGAGAGCTTCGGCCTTCTTCATCTCGTGGCTCCTTCCCGAACACCGGGTTCTTGTTCTCTTTGGCGTTGAGCTTCTTCCCGCATTTGGCGCAGACGAAGCTCCTCCCGCCCTCCCATTCGCCGACGTGCTTCCAGGTGTGAAGGCACGTCGCCTGGTCAGCGTCCCGACCCATCAGCGGCAGCCGTGGTAGAGGCTCCAGTCGGGCAGCTCATGGTTCTCGTCGAGGTCGAGACCGTCAAGCCCCAAGAGGATGTGCCTGACCTCGTGGCGCAGCGCGCCGCGGCAGAGCGGGACGCCCTTCCGGCGGGCCAGACGCATGCCGACCGAGCCGACCCGGTGTCCGGCCACCGTGCGGCCGAACTCGTCGGTGAACGAGTCCTTGTCCTCGCGCTCACTGTCCACGAACTCGACGCTCAGGGCGGGATTGGCGCGGTCCCAGCCGTAGGTGTGAAGAGCCCGCCCGACCTCCTCGCAGACCTGCTCGCCGAGGTCTTCGTCGACGCAGGTGTAGCGGACGCCGCAGTCGGTGGCGCACCAGCGGGAGACCTCGCCGATCACCCCGATCGAGAAGAGCGCGGCGATGACCGCGCCCATCGCTCCAACGACACCGAGCCCCGCCAGCACCTTCCACATGGTCAGCCCTCCGTCTCCATCACAGCACCTCGCGGCGGCCGCAGTTAGGGCAGCAGCACTCGTCGGGCTCGGGATCGCCGATGAACATCTCTTGGCCACAATCGATGCACCAACGCCGGGCTCGCTCGCGCTCTGCGTGGGCCCTGAGCATCGCCTGGTTCGACCCTTGAGCAGCGGCCAGCGCCCGGCGGGCCTCGTCGCGCTCGCTGAGCGCCCTGCGCAGGTGCCGGCGGACCTTGGTCAGCTCGGCGTGCAGGTCCTCGATCGTCTGCTGCTCAGGGCCCATCGCCATCTCCGTCGCCGTCGCCGAGGTCCTCCCTGATCGCCTCGGCGAGCTTCATCGCCTCCCTGCGGCTGTCGATCTGCCAGGGCCGCGGGTTGGCCCGCCGCCACGCCCGAGCGCGCTTGCGACGCTTGCCGGCCAGCTCGCCGATCGGAGGCGGGCTCACCAGGTCGAATAGCTCGAAGCGGACGCCGTAGGTCGCGGCCAGCTCGTTGAGGAGGGTGCCCGCCATCAGTGGACCTCCGCCTCGCCCAGCACCTGCTCGGGCGACTCGCCGTTGAGCATCCGACGGATCTGCTCGTCGCTCAGCGCCTCCGTGTCGATGTGATCCCACCGGTGGTCGTGGGCCACGTGCTGCTCGGGCTCGCCGCGTCCGCGCCGCTCCAGCTTCATCCCGATGTCGATGAGCATCCGGGCCTCGTTCACGGTCAGGGTCACCGGCTGGCCCTTCTCGATCGCCTCGGCCAGCTCGGAGATCTTGGCCCCCCCAAGGGCCTGCATGGCCTGGCCGAAGTTGATCTCCCGCTCCCTCATGTCCCTGACGGCCTGCAGCTCGGCCTCACGGGCCTCACGAGCGACGTGATCGTCCCAGGCCAGGGCACGCTCCACCCAGCGCCAGCGGCGGCACCAGCGGGCCAAGGTTCCCTCCGATTTCCCATGCACTCGGGCCGCCTCCGCGAGGCGCCTCTTAGAGGGGTCAAGGGCGAGGTAGTCACCGAAGGCCGCGAAAGCCTTAGAGGTTTCACGCGGCTGTCGGTCCCAGGGGTTCTTGAGGGGGTCAAGGTCTTCGGGTTCGGTCGAATAGGCCATGGGGATGCGTCCTTGATCCCCTCAAGGAAGGAGATGGCTGGAGAAGGTCCACCCGCAGCGGTAGCACTCTTGGCAGTCGAGGGCCTGGTGCCAGCGCATGGTGCCGTACCGGGCGCACTTGGCGCACCAGGGCAGCAGCTGGGCGCTCGGGCGGTTGGGCTCGGGCTTGGGCGGACAGGAGCAGACGTGGTGGCCGCAGGTTCCGCAGGCGAGGTCGAAGTCGGGGTTGTCGGCGCCGGCCATCAGAGGCCGCCCTTGAGATACCCGAGGGGGCCCATCAGGATCTCGGTCGGGTGCTCTCGGGGCTCGACTACGTGGAGGCGGACCTGCCAGCCGTTCCGGCGCAGCTCCTCGATCACGGTGGCGTCCGGCTCGATGGTCGGCGTCTTGACGAACTCGACCTCCAAAACGCCCTCATACAGCTCGCCGCGCGCGCGGATGCCGCGGATGGCGGCCACTTGCTCGCCTTTGAAGGTCATCTGCCAGTGGCGGCCGGCCGTGTTGTGGCGGGTGGGGAAGATCTCGATGTGGTCACCGACGAGGAAGCGGTTCATGACGCCTCCCGGGCCTGGCTGTCTTTCATCCTGGTCTCCTTGGCGAGGGTGTTCCGTTTTTCGATCCCAAAGGAGGAGCGAAAACGTAGGGTTAGGTTAGCCGTCCTTGGGCGGCGGTTCAAAGATGAGCCCGCAGGCGAAGCAGGCGAAGGCCATCCGCATCACGAGGGCGTCGACGGGAGGCGCCTCGGGATCGGGCTCGGGCGTGAAGGCGTGCCCTGGATGCTGTGCGAGGACGATCCACCGCAGACCCCGCCCGCACTCGGGGCAGCAGTACCCGGGCGGCTCACGGCGGTCAGGGGGCTGGTCGAAGGGCATGGGTCAGCCTACCGGCTCAGGCGCAGAAGAGCGCCAAGCAGCCGTACCAGAGGTTGAGGCAGTCGCCGAGGCAGCGGGCGTACCAGGGCAGCTGCGGCACGGGGCCGACGTGCTGGGCGGCGGCGATGAGGACGTCAGTCAGATGAAGCATCGCTTCCCCCTTCGGGCGCGGTGGCGTCGAGCGTGGTGGCTCTTGTGACGGGTCACTACTTCTCGCTCTTGCCGAGCACCCCGCGCCGCATGCGGTCGAGGTGCCTGCTCTGCGCCCAGTGCAGCGCCTCCTCAAGCTTCGTGATGATCAGCGCGTTCTCCCGGCAGCGAAACTCGCCCTCTTGAAAGCCTTCGTAATGGTCGATGAGGGCGGCGATGACGGAGGCGCCGGTCAGCCCGTGGGTGCTGCCCTCCTCGTTGCGCGGCCCGTGCTGAAACTGCAGGTGACCGACGGCGATCGGCGTGCTGCTGTCGTCGCGGACGAACGTGTACTCGTGGCTGCCATTGCCGGCGTTCGGGTCGCGCTCGTCGCGCTCGATGATGAGGTTGTCGTTTAGCTTGTCGCCGGGCAGGCGGTGGCGGGTGATGGGCTTCATGGCTTTCCTCTTTGTCGCTTCGTCGCGGTTCATGTGTCCTCCTTTTGGGTAGTTGTTGGCAGCGCGGTGGCGTCGAGGGCGCGGATGCACCGCGAGAAGGCGATGTCCGACCGCTCACCCGAAAGCACCCCGTCTCGGCCGCCATACCGCGCCTTGTCGTAGGCCGTCAGCGCCTCCCGCAGCAGCTTGACGTGGGCCTCTGCCTGCTCGGCTCGGGTCGTGAGCCGTGTCAGTCTGTCACCCGCATCGCCGGGTCGGTAAGGGCAGATGCGCTCCAAGCCATCCAGCACAGCCTCGCGCGATTCACTCTTGATCCCGGTCTGGCGGCGCCATTCATCGTCAAGCATCCGTGCGCCCTCAAGCCATCCCGTGCGCCTAGCTTCCGTCGCGGCCAGAACTTCACGCCGCTCCATGTCTCTGAGGTTGGCCCGTAGGCCGCGACGCTCTCGCTCCAGATCGGCCACGCGGGCCTCTGCCTGCTCGGCTCGGGCCTTGGCCTCATCCCGCTCTCGCTCCACCTCGACAAGGCGCTTCTTCAAGTGCTCGATCTCGCGCTGAACTTCGCGGTGGGCGACGGCCTTCTCAAGCTCACGCTGGAGCCGGCCGATCTTCGCTACCGCGTCAACGTGCTCACGCCAGGCGGCGTTGTCGGCCTCCACCTCGGCCAGGCGGGCGCGGAGCTTCTCAAGCTCCCGCTCCACGTGCGCCGCCAATGCTTCGGCGCCGGGGTTGTCGCCCGGCGTGCGCCTGCCCGCCATCAGAACCACCGCCGCTCGCGCTTGGTCGAGCAGACGAGCGTCAGCGCCTCGCCGTGAGGCGACTTCACGAGCCGGCGCTTGGTGATGCGGTAGAGGGTCTTGGAGCGGGTGTCCTCAAACAGGTCACCCACCTGGGGCTCGGGGTTGATGCTGGCGTCCAAGGTCAGCACGGCCTTGCCCAGCTCGATTCGGATCGGGGGTCTCACTTCAGGGCTCCTTTCCCGGGGTCGAGCCCGGCGTCGATGGCGTAGCCGGTCCACCGCCGACGGATGACGTCGCAAAAGCGGGGGTCCAGCTCGATCAGGCGGGCGGTCAGGCCCTGCATGGCGGCGGCGATGAGCGTGCTGCCGGACCCGCCAAAGGGATCGACGACGAGGTCGTCAGGGCGCGCGCTGTTGGCCAGGCACCGGACGATCAGCTCGGGCGGCTTCATGGTCGGGTGGTCAGGGTTGCTCCTGGGCTTGTCGACGTCCAGCACGGTGCTCTGTTTCCGATCGCCGCCCCAATGGTGGGCCGAGCCCGGCACCCAGCCGTAGAAGATGCTCTCGTGCTTGTAGTGGTAGTCGGAGCGTCCCATGACGAGGGCGTTCTTGTTCCAGGCGAGGGTCTGCCGCCAGACGCCCATCGGCTTGAGGACGCTGCCGAACACGTGGAACAGCGGGCCGCTGGGGGCCGCGACGTAGACCGCGGCGCCCGGGCGGGAGCGCTTGAGGGTGTGGCCCAGGGAGGCCTCCAGCAGCTTCTGGAGGGCCTCCTCGCTGAGGTTGTCGTTCTGGATCTTCCCGGCCGTGCCCTCGTAGTCGACCCCGTAGGGCGGGTCGGTCCACCAAACCCCGTAGCGGGCCCCGCCGCCGAGCAGCTCGTTGTGGACCTGCTCGTCGGTCGAGTCGCCGCAGATGAGCCGATGGGGGCCCAGCTGGTAGACCTCGCCAGGCTTGCTGACGGCCTCCGTGGGCAGCGCGCCGGCGCCGGGGTCCACCGCCTTGCCGACCTTGCGCTGGTGCGCCTTGACGCCGATGGCGCGCAGGTCGGGCATCGTGAAGCCGATCCGCTTGAGGTCGTAGCTCTTGGTCTTGAGCATCTGCAGCGTCCGGTGGAGGGCCTCGGGGTTCCAGCCACTCAGCTCGGCCGAGCGGTTGAGCACCACGCGGAGCGCGGCGACCTCCTCGTCGGAGCCCTCGAAGTCGACCACCTCGGCCTCGGTCCAGCCCAGCTCGCTCATGATCTCCAGGCGCCCGTGGCCGCCGATGAGCGTGTTGGAGCCGGCGCGGCAGACGAGCGGCTCGACCTGGCCGAAGTCCTTGAGCGACGCGCGAAGCGTCTCGCGGTGCTTCTCGTCGCTGTGGTCCTTCTCGTTGGCCGGGTCGGGCCGGAGGTCAGTCAGGGGTACCTTGCGGATCTGCATCGTCGTCCTCTCCTTTCTTCTCGTCCCAGGGAGTCGGGCCGAGCGCAGCCAGCACGCCGCTCTCGACCCGCTGCACCATCGTGTTGACCACCGCGTCGAGCGGGTTGGCGGGCATGTCTTCGGCGGCCGCCTCGACCGCCTCGTCGAAGCTGCCGAACTCGCTCTTCGGCCGGGTGCGCAGCATCTCCTTGCCGTACATCGAGGCCACGACCGCGAAGACGTGCTCGTCGTCGGCGTACAGCGGCAGGCCCATCATCGCGGCGATGCGGATGCGCAGCTCGGGCGGCTTGAGGAGGACGGCGATCGTCGCCGTGGCGTTGGCGAGCAGATCGCCCTCGTCAAACCAGTCCTGCTCAAGGTGCTGCAGGAGGTCGGCGAGCTGGTCGTCGGTGAGCGGCTCAGGCTTCTTCGCCATGGTCGCCCTCCCAGCCCTGCCGCAGAAGCTCGCCGGCGACGTCGGGCGGCCGCCAGCCCTTCGGCTTCAGGAACTTCCCGTCCTCGCGCTTGGGCCCGCCGACCTTCTGCATGTTTGCGCGGTGGACGAGGTCGAAGACCGCGTCGGCGTCGACCCCGTAGACCGCGAGCGAGCCGTAGATGACGTAGAGCGAGTCGATGAGGCCGTCGACGACCTCGGGCAGCGCACGCTCGTCCATCGCGGCAAAGGTCTCGCCGACCTCCTCCTCGATCAGCTTGCGCCGCATGGTCTCCGTCGCGACGTCGACCTCGCCGGGCGTCGCCCGCTCGTCCTGGCCCATCGTCGCGTGGAAGGCGCGGACCTTGTTGAAGTTCGAGGTGCCGCCGTGGGCGAAGACCGCGAGCATTGCCTCGGCCTCATCGTGCCTGACGGTGATGGTCCCGCAAAGGGCGCCGTTGGCGCGGATGTCGATCCGCCGGTGGCTGTCGAGCGGGTCGTGCGGCAGCAGCCGCGCAGAGAACGGTCTCGGGTTCACGCTTCACCTCCTGGGCTGTTGACCAGCGCCTCGGTCATCGTCTCGTGGATGGCGTCGAGCGCCGCGCGCGCCGCCTCCGGGTTCTTCACCGGCGGCGGCATGCCGCTGGAGCCCGCGAGCCAGCCGAGCACCTTGCCCTGCTCCATCGCGATCGTGATGTGCGCCTTGCCCAGCTCGACCACCTGATCGAGGTGTTCGACGTCGCTCTCCAGCGCGTTGGCGCGCCCGCGGCCAAAGCCGAAGACGTAGGCGAAGAAGACGAGGGCGACGAGACAGAGCAGCTCAAGGATGTCGATCAGCATGGGTCCTCCGGGGGAATCGCGTCAGGGATGGGCGGCGGGGCTTCGGCGTAGTCGTAGTCGAACCGAGCGAGCACGCCGAGGGAGTTCCAGGCTCGAACCGCGTCCTGCGCGGAGCGGATGAACATCTCGCGGCGCGCCGGCGACAGGCGATCCCAGTCCCGCCCCGCCTCGGCGACGACATGCATCGCGACCGCGTGTGCGAGCGCCTTCTCGCGCCCGGTGACCCAGCTGACCTTCATCGCTCCCCCTTCGGCACCGGCGGCAGCCAGTAGAGCTGCGTCGGGCCCTCCCAGTCGCGGCTCCAGCACATCCAGCAGTAGTCGGCCGAGTCGGTACCCCACTTGCCGAACTCGTCCTCCGGGAACTCCTCCAGGTAGGCCGCCGGCACGTCGAAGCGCGGGCGGTTTGCGAGGATGAAGATGTGGCTGGGCGGCTTCTTCCGGAACCAGCTGGCTCGGGTCGCGCTCGACATGAAGCCCTGGCGCACCAGCATGATCGAGTAGCGCGCGAGCACCCAGCAGATCGAGCAGTGCTCCTGCGCCTCGCTGTAAGGCGGGTTGCCGATCGCCAGGTCGAAGAACCCCTTGGGCGTCTTGGACGCCAGCTCGGCGAGCGGCATGTACGAATCGACCGGCATCGGCTCTTTGCCGAGGTGCGTCCAGTCGCCGAGGCTCCTGTCGATGTCGTTGGCCCAGATGCTTGCGCCCGGCCAGCGCTCCTTGAGCGGCGGGATGAAGACGCCCTGGCCGGCGCTCGGTTCGAGGATCCGCACCGGGTAGGTCGGCTTCAGCATCAGGTCGTGAAGGACCACCGGCAGCACCTGCTCCATCGCCTGGCGCACGATCCAGGGCGGCGTGAAGTACTGATCAAGAGGGACGGGCGGGCGCTTGCCGCTGTTCTTCGCTGTCATCGAGGTCTCCGACGTAGGCGGTGATGAGGGCGCCGGGCGGGAGACGAGCGATCTCCGCGGCCAGCACGATGGGCAGGAGGCGACGCGCCTCGCGAGCGAACTCGCGCATCGCGCGGGCCGCCGGCGTCGGCGTCGGTTGGACGAGGGGGTCCCAGCGGCTCACAGTGGCAGCCTTCCGCTTCGGATGAGGAGGCCGATCTCCTCCGAGGTCGCGACGTTGGCGTGGATCCAGTCGTGGCACCGGCGGCACACGGCGACGCTGTTGGCCTTGTCGAGGATGGTGTCGGCGCCCGGCGCGCGCGCCCGCGTGAGGGGCTCGTGCAGCTCGGTGGCGAGCCGCCAGCACTCGGGCCACCGCCCGCCGAAGCCGAGGTGCTCGCCGATCACCGGGCCCGCCTCGCAGTAGAGCCGGTCCTTCAGCTGATCACGAACGAAGGCGGAGCGCTTCGAGTCGAGCGCCTTCTTCTTCTCGCTCCGCTTCTTGAGCGGCGTCTTTCGCTTCAGGGGCTTGCCCCGCTTCATTCGTTGCTCCTAGGTGGCGCTGCCACGTCATGCCGTCGAGGATCTCCACCGCGGCTTCCATTCGGGAGACCCGCTCAAAGCCGAGCAGGTCGAGGAACCTCAAAAACCAGTCTTTTCTCTCCATCGCAAGCACCTCGCGCGGCCGATGCAGATCGCTTCGGCGACGTGCTCCTGGCTGTTCCTGAGGATCTTACCGCTGAGCTTCGAACCCTGGGCGATCGCCCGGTCCTTCAGCTCCTTGCGGGTCGGGTTGCGCTTCTTGCCGTCGTCGCCGACAACCTTCTTGTTTATCCCGAAGTACTTCCGCCAGCTCGAAGGCTTGGGCATCCAAGGGTTGGTCGCGAGCCCGGCGCACCGAAGCCAGCCGCGCGCCTCGCCGGCCTTCATCGCGTCCTCCAGCGAAGCGTGCGGGCCGCGGCCGACGAAGGGCCCCTCGATGCCCCAAGCGACGTGCGGGTGCTCCAGCGCGCGCACGTAGCGGATGGTCTCGCGCATGACGAACTCCATCTCGCCCTGCGTGAACCAGATCAGCTCGTCCTCATCCCAGATGGACGCGCCCGCCGTCTCGCCGGGGTCAATCCCCCCGAACAGCATCCCGTTCACTGAAGCCCCACCTTGCGCTGCTTCGCGTCGTGAATGATCTCAACCAGGCTGCGAACGCGCGACTGCAGGTCGTCGGTCTTGTTGTCTTGCTTCGCCTCAAAACGAAGCTCTTCGACGTAGCGCGCTGCCAGGTCGGCGGCCGCGTCGATCAGACGATCCTCAAGACTCTCCGTCGGAAGGGTCTCGATCTCGCTCGGGTCTCTCGGCTTGCTCATCTCGTTGCTCCTCGGCGAGCGCATTCGCCCGCTCTTCGATCTCGATCTCGTTGAGGCCCTCGCGCTCCAGCAGCGCGCGCGCGTCCGCTGGCCATCCGTTCTCGCGCAGGTAGTTCTCCAGCTGCTTCCGCGTCAGGGTCACTGAGTGCGGCCCGAGCGCCCAGGGCACCGCCGGGTCGCGGTCTTCCGGCCGCCAGACGATGTACTTGCGCACCGGCGCGCGAGCGACCGTCCAGCCCGGCACGAAGTTGGCCGCGACCACGAGGTCGCCGACGCGGCGGATCTTCTTGCGCTCCTCGATCGCCCCGATGTGCCACGAGAGCACCCGGATCTGTTCGTCGGTGAG